GATATTACTAAAAGGAGACACTATACCAGTAGTTGTTTTTTGAGATGGATTTTCTAAACGATCTATTTCAGAATCTTTTAATACATCATAGAAATTATCTAGAATAGCATTAATACTCATCATCTTACGTCTTACACACCAATCACCATCTTCTATAAACTGAACATCTGGTGATTTTTCATAATCTATATCCAAAGGAGATACAACTTCATATTCTACATCATCCATGCAAATATCTTTATATGTATATACTTCTCCGGATACTAACCAATCAAAAAATGCAGTTTGTAAATTATCTGGTAATTCTAACTTATCTATTAAGTAGTCTAAAGATTGTTGCCCCATTATTGCTCGAATGTCTTTGTAGTTTCCTACAATGTCTTCTTGCATTTGTTGTAGTTGAGGTAATTCTTTAGTATCCATACCTGTTTCTACACCCATTTCATTAAGGTCATTAACAAACTTTTGTTCTAGGTATTTTCGTAACTCATCTTTAAGCAATTCATCTTGCATGCTTTTCATATCAGAATTACGTACGACTACTTGATGTGAAAAAGGTCTTTTAGCTTTTTCTCCTAGTAATAAATCTATAACTGGTTTAATTATATTGTAACTACGGAGTTTAGCAGGAAAGCCTTTTGTTTTATGTTTTTCAGAGTTGTAAGGATTGATTACATAATTATAATCTGCTTCGGATAGATTACCGTTGTAAGCATCATAGTATTTATGCATATGCGATTTGTGTTGACTAGAAAACTGAGTTCTGTCAATAAAGGCATTTATAGTTTTCTTCCCCCAATCTTTAGTTTTCCGACTTCGAGGAATCTTTTGCTTCGGAATTCTACTCATAGCTACAAATTACTGAAAAAATCTTCTATTAAAAAACGAATTATTAGATTCTTCATAATTATGTTCTATCTCTTTATTATAGAGATCTTTCATATGAAACATTCCTACAAGAAGAGCAGAAACACGGTCAAAGTTTCCTTTTGTGTTGTATTTTATTAACTCATCTATCAAAGCAATGTCATAAATATAATGTAAATTTAATTTTCTATCACCATCTTCTTGTGTTCCTCTTGGTGTTCTTAACCAATCACGTAAATATATTTCCGCTTGATTTTTTCTATGACTAGACCCCATAGACATACCATAAGTTCTATTTAGCTTACGTATACGTACACCATCTGTTTTATCAAACAATTCTGCTTCTGGTAACAAATAATTTAGAAGTCTGTGTCTTTTAGCGTAAGGTATTACTTCACCTCTGTCATTTTCAAACCCTATTTGTGCATTATAGTATTTTGCTAATAAAAATAAATTATAATTGTACTCATCTTGAGTTTCAGGTCTACCAACATAGGATGCAACAATCATATCATCAGGTTTGGAAAAATTATTTATTCTTTTTATAACATAAGCAGCTCCTAATGAAGCACCATAACCATCACTTGAATAAGGATCATGTACTATAAAATATAAATCATCAGGTATTTTTTCTTGTTTAAATGAGGGAGCTTGATACATAATTATACACCCTCTTACATCATCTGCTTTGTTATGAGGAAATTTTAAAACAGGTCTTGCTTTATCACTAGGTTTAAATTGTATACCTGTGGAGGTTTCTATCAATATTCCGTTTACTGCCATTTTTTTATCTAATCCTGTTCTCATTAAGTCGTTACGCCATGATACTAAAGCAGCTCCGGGAAACATATTACCTCTTTGCTGTAAAAAAGCTTCTCTAGGCATCCAAGGATACTCTGTTATATATTTATCTAAGGTACTTGCGTCTTTTGCTTCTTTTTTTAGTTGGTCTCTTTTAGCATCTTCTTCTTTTTTTGCTTGATCTGCTAAAGAATTACCATCTTTATCCATGTAACCTATTTTATTTTGGAATGAGGGAAAGAAAAACCCACATGTAGATCCTGTAGACCCTTCATCCCATATATTATCAAAGGGATACAGATCATAAGCTTCTGGGTTGTAAAACATAGACTCAAAATCAATTGTTCCACCTTGCATATCACCACCTGTACCAAATAAAATTATTTGACCCGTAACAATACCACCATCTTCAACACAAGGACGTGTTGCTAGATAAGATGCTTTTAAATTATCAAATGCTCCGCACTCTTCAAATATTACTAAGGATGCATCTTTACCTCTAGCAGCATCTGGGTTATCTTTAAACGTAATAGCCTCTACTTCTGATTTATATCCTTTTTCAATTGCTTGTTTATTAATATATTGTAGATAACTAGCTCTTTTATGGTTGATCTTATCAACAACTTGTCTTCTTTTCTGCCATCCTGTGTGTTCATTAAGAAAATTCATGTAATCAGTTACCATTGTCATAATTCCTTTCGGATATAGGTACTTTTTATCATGAGCACATAGCAATGTATAAGAATTACGTCTAGTATTAAATAAATTAGCAGCTATGGCAGCATTTTTGTAACTAAATCCCTTACGCCTAGCTTTTGCTACAATTAAATGTTTACCTTGTTCTGCAGATTTTTCTAATGCATGGAAGTATTGGTAATCACCATCCCAAAAATTAGGAAAAGAAACTGTTTTTAAACCAGCTTTACGTTCTCCCGTGGCTTCGGTTAGTTTAATTCTACAAAAGTTTAAATAAAAGTAATGATGTCCTGTAATTCTGGTGTCTCCTACAATGTATCCTTCTGTACATCGTCTTAATTGTTCTGACCAGTACTCATAGTAAGGAGCACTACCCACAGCATCCCCACAGTATACTCCCTCTTTTATAAATTTTGTAGCTGATTCGCTAAAGGCTCTTGTGTTTACCAGCATATTATTTTTCTAATCTCTCTGTACGAGTATAATCTTTTTTAACTACTTCTACTTGTCCGTCTTTTTTCACTCTAGATATAACTAAATAAAAACTTTGTCCATTTTCATATTGATGATGACAATAAGATTTTAATCCTTTTAAATCAGCTTCTTTTTCTATAGTACCACTAAAGTTTTTACCTTCATCGTTTTCATATACAAAATGAGCAGCTCCATATGGTACAAACTCTCCTCCCGTTTCATTATTATTATAATCTACATGTGTAGTACGTCCACATTGTGGACAAAATTTTTCAAACTCTACTCCATCGCTTTTTATCTCTGTGATTCTTAATTTGTGACCACAAAGACATTTTAATTTAGAATTTGTATTAAATTTTATCTTTGCCATTATTTCCAAGGTAGCATTGTCATGCCTATTTTATTTAGTATAAATTCCATTACAATTACAAAAGTAATTCCTCCTATTATTTGCCATGCCCAGAACTTCCAACCGGTTAGTCCTTCTTGCCATTTACGAAACTTACTTTGTTTTGCCCATTTATAAATTCCTAACTTAGAATTTATCTTATCAGCGTACCATCCTACATCAAATAGGTTTCCAAAAGCAATTAATATGTTTTTTATTTTTTTCATTAGTCTTCAAACATTCCTTTAGTTCCACCACCACGGATCTGTGCTTCATTTGCTTGTTCTTTCTTAACTTTCTCTTCTAATGAGTTTATTGTATCTATAGCTTTAGGTATTTCTGATGATACTTGTAATAATTTAGTTACATCTTTCATTATAGATCCAACATCTCTGTCTTCATCTCCATCAACAAGTTCTAAAGATATAGATATTTGTTCATTTAGTGCATCAATAACTTTTGCAGATGTAAGCAATCCTTCTTTAATTGCTTTTAAATTAGTTATGGCAGGGGTACGCTGCAACTCATTGTACTTGTCCATCCCGTGGAGGACGAATTGGGAGATTTGAGATTTATCGTCAATGTGTAAATCTTTGAGCAGTCTTTTAGTTCTTTCTTTCTCTGGGTATATAGAATAGGGAGATCTGTAGTCGCACATGAAGTAAATGTAGGATAGGTGCTTGTATGCGTTTCGTTTTTTTCTGTCTTTGTCATTAGTTATAATTTTTTTAAACTCCGGTATTAGTTTAGCTTCCGGATTTATTACTACTTGAAAATTGTCTTCTTTGAAAAGCTTCATCGTTTAATTTTTTTAGTCTGTTGGGATTTACATGGAATCTACCAAAGTATGAAAGTCTTATGCTTTCGAAAGCTCCTCTTTTCATAATTTTTTCTAAGTATTCAAACTGGGATTCACAGATTTGTTTTATTTCCTGTAAATCTCCTCCCATTTCTTCTTGTATCTCTTCGTAAATTTCTTGTTTTAACTTATTTTTTGCCATTATTTACTTTGTCTTCTATTTCTTTTTATAAAGTTACTAAATTATTTTTAGTCGTTTACTTAATTTCATACATAACTACTCCTCCTAATTCTTTTGCAATTATATCTGCATCTTGTTTAGAACAAGTAACAACCATTTTCTTAGGCATGGATATTTTGTTGGTAGACACTACATACCTAACCAGCGCGCCCTTGCCCCCTGTATTTTGATCCTGCATAATATTTACCATTTTTTTGATTTGTATTTTTATTTTTAGAATGGACTCCTGGTCTTTTCTTTCTAACCTTTTTATAATGTGTTGTTAAGTTATTTAGCTTTGCCATAAAAATTTATATAATCTTGTGGATTCATCCACATTCTTACAGTATAGGAATCTTCTTCTTCTATTTCTGCAAATATATCATGTTCAAAGTTCATTCCTTTTATATAAAATTGTTTACTTTGAAAATTTAAAAACTCAAACACATTCTCCAATCCAACAATACGTACATCAATAAAATAATCATAGTCCATCTGCGGTTTTAAATTCAAAAGTTAAAACTTTATTTGCTTTATAATTATAAACTAATGGATGAAACGTGTAACGTATTTTCTTACTAGGATCATATAGCAATACTTTTTTATCTTTTAAACTTTTAATAGAATTATTTAATACTGCTCTGCTCCAATTAAGGTGCTCAGCCGCTTTTAGTCTATTATCTTTAGAACAAGGATTATCTAAATCTAGTTTAAGGAATACCTCACAAACTTTAATTTCTGTTTGTGTCAATTTTAATATTCCGTTTATCGTGTTTAAATAATCTCTAAGGAATCTTCCTTTATAAGTTGGTATTTGTACTTTCATTATACTTAATTACTTTTTCTATTTTTCTAGATAACCTTTTTGCCACTAACTGTCTTACATTCTTTAATAACAGTATGATGCATTGGTTCTCTGCACTAAAATTTCTTTTTTGTAAGCTATAAAATCTATCTATAAGAATATTTATAACTTCTTCATTGGTAGTTCCGTCTTGAAACTTACCATCTTTTTTTTCCGTAAACTTTATAGTTTGAGATTTTGTATTATCTGCGAAGTCTGTCGCTTTATACTCTACTCCTGATTTTACTACATCCATTATTTATTGATTTAATAATTCTTTATTGTATTATACCATAAATATATGGTAAAATAGTACGAAATAAAAGAACCACAAATCTATAAGACTATTATAGAGACTTTTTACTCGGGGTGTCCCTTATAGTTTTTTATAAAGTTACCATCTGTATTTTTCATCACACTGATGTAGAACTCGGGATCGAGTTCAAAAATTTTCTGTGCCATCTCCATCCATTTTTGCTCAACGGCTTCTTTAGTCTTAAGATCTAACGGTGTGTTAGTTCCTAAGTTAGCACAGTAGGTAGCATTCATTTCTAGAATACCATCTATTTTTTTCTTTACACTTTTATTGGTGTAATACTTTGATCTTATCCTCATTCCTTTTTTTTCCTTTTTCATAAACTACAAATCCTTCTTCTTTTAGTTTTTTAATCCACTTCTTTTTTTCTGAAACTTCCTTTCTAAAATGATCAAATATTTCATTTTCAAATGCATGTATTTCTGCTCTAGCCATAATATATATGTATTAATTATATGTAAATATACAAAGTCTCTATAAAAAATACAAAAAAAATTTTTCGCATGCTTATGTAATTAAACTTTTTCTTTGTATCATTGATGCTCTAGTCGCAAATCTAGTTAAGTTGCCACACTTCAGATACACCAACTGTTGGATCGGGCAAACCAAGACGTCTAAGAAAAGCGATATTATCCTTTGAACCTTTCGAGCACCCAAATATCATACTTACTTACATGCATTTTTCTAAAATTTAAAGGTTCTGGGGGGTGCTAAAGCAAAAGAAGCGCCCTTATACACAAAGTATCTAAAGGTGTCGATGTATATACCACCTATTGTAAACCTCCCCCACTTAACTTTGCGGTGTAACTACCCCCCGCTAAAAGTGGTAGTGTAATTAAAAATCGTAATACAATGAAAAAGTTATTAGAATATCTTAAAGAAGAAGGTGCAAAGTTTATTAGAAAGGTTACAGGACCTAACGGTGCATTCATTTCCTATACTACAGATAGTTGGGAGAATAGTGGTAGTGTAAAGACATTACCAGTAGGTAAGCGTAGTCAGAATGGTAACATAGCTGAGTATAACGTCCTTATTACTGAGGATGGTACTGCTATAGCTACTGTTAACGAGTATGAGACTGTCGAAGAGTTAGCAGTCTAACACATAAGGGGAGAGTAACATCTCCCTTTACCTAGTGTAACCCTCGACAAGTTAATTTAGGCTGTGTGTTTGTGACTACCAGGTTTCTCACCCTACAATTCACCTCCTATTCATACCTACATTACATAGGTATATTATAGTATATAGACTTAATGTAAGCAAGTCTTCGATTAAACGCTTACAATTATACAAACCATTTAATAGTATTTATACAATGAAAACAGTAAAAAGAGTAACAAGTCACATTTATTCTACCGTGATATTAACAATCATGCAAGATATAAATGATCATTATAAGAACAGAGTAGTTAGCTTTATAGTAAACACCTGGATCTTCACACTAATGTTCTTGGCTATCTTCGGTATATTATTCATGACATACATGTTATCTACCGGTCAAGTATAATTAGAATACAGATAGAGTGTGTATGTCAGTATAACCCATGTATGTAAAGGCACTGGTTATATGTTTATCATACCACTCTATCTTTTATATTAAATCAATTAAGTTAAATCAATAGTAATTAAATCAACAAAGTTATGTTTTATAGTAAATTATCCAACGAGTCTATTCGTCACAACATTAGTACTGGACAGTTCAATGTAGTAAAATTAGACGACAACAAAGAGTATAACAATTTAATCAACACTTATCCTAAGAGATGGCATGATCATATCAAGCAGGCTTTTATGTTTAATTGTCAAGACATGATTAATGAGTTAGTAAGATATAAGGTTAAGGAGACAGCCTTTTAATTTGTCTCCACAATTATAATTATTTATAGATATGGTAAAAATCCAATCAATTAGTGAACCCGTGAAAGATAGTAACGGTAATAACTACAAAGTTATCACACTTGAAGCTCCGGCTTTTAAAGAGGTGGTAGATTTAAGTACAGGCGAGTCTATTTTAGCATTAGCTTCACCAAAGACAGTGAAGAAATGTGTTTGGGAACAGTCTTATTTAGACGGTAGCAAACATTTTATGTATGATGCTACACAAGGACAAGCTGTGTATGGTACTATCTATACTGCATCAACTGATGAGTATGAGATAGATGATAGACCAGTAAGCACTTATACAGGTTTTGTTGAAGCGTTAGAATCAGATGCAAATTTTGACTCAGCGGTAAACACAATGTTGAGTGATGCAGGTAGACAGTTAGCTTCAAGCGCTTCAGATAAAGATTTTAATGTAGCGAAAGAACATAACGGTGGCGAACAATTATCCATTGAGGAAGAAGTCACTGTTGAAGCAGAATCTATTGAAGATCAATTCTAAGATAGTTTAGTTTAGAAGATAGGATTGAGCGTGAGTTTATTACGATTCTTGCGCTCCTTCTTATTAATTTTTAATATCAACAATAATAATATGCAGAAATTAACGTTCAATCATAGACAAATGAAAGAAATAAAAGTATTAGAAACAGGTCTAATATGTGTACACTACACACACGAACAACATGGTGTAAATGTACATGTATTTAACAACTGGAAAGACTTCTACGATGGTCATCCCAATCTAATGTATCTTCATAACGTCGCATGGAGTAAGCTCAAGTCGTTCTTACATTCCATTAATATATTTACAAGAAGACCCTAATGGATCTCAATGTAAAGGTATGGTATCGTCTCAGTTTTATTACTGAGCATGGTAACCATAGTTCTTTGTACAATAGTCGTAGAAAAGCTGAAAAGTATTTCAGTAGGTACAAGAAAAATTTTCAAGGCGATTACATCGCCGATGATAATATAACTCAAGTTAAACAAATTCTAACAAGAATCCACTTTGATGATGAAGGTGAAATTATACCTACATACTCATATGAGGAAATTAAATAATGCGTGTCCATTATGTTTTCATGACAGTTAGAGTTGATTAAGCCTGGCACGGGGCTTTTTCTTAATTTTTAAAATATAAATAAACTATGGAAAAAATTCATATTAAAGGTTTTAGTATAGCCTTGTTAGCATGCATGATGTGTGCTATCCACGCTTATTCACAAAAGAGTGAGCAAGAAAATACTACAATACAAAATACATTTACAGCACCAGAAGGGTATGATAGAGTAGAAGATAACTATGCAGACTTCTTTCGTAGTTTTCCTATTCTATTAGAAGAAGGTAGATACTATGATGGTAAGACATTACCTGGATTAAATATAACATATGCTGGTATATTTGATTATCCTATAGGTAGAAGAAACTTACATCAGTGTGCAGATGCTTCAATTTACATGAGAACTAAGTACATGTTAGACTCAGGTAGAAAGTTAAGCGATATAAAATGGCATTATACTGATGGATCATGGTTAACTTATGGCGATTATCTTTCTAAAAGAAGAGCAAAACCTGGTAAGACAAACTTCTTATCTTATATGGAGAACATATGGACTTATGCAGGTACTTGGTCTATAGAGGAATATGAAACGGATCCAATTAAAATTAAGGATGCGAGACCAGGAGACCTCTTCATTGAAGGTGGTTTTCCTGGACATGCTGTGACTATTGTTGATATGGTAGAGAATGATGAGGGTAAGAAATTATATATGCTTGCCCAATCATTCATGCCAGCACAGTCACATCACATATTACTCAATATAAATAACTCAGTATGGTTTGACTTTGATAGAAACAAAGATGTAGTAGCTACGCCAGGCTGGGTATTTAGTAAGAGAAGCGTTAAACGATTCAATAATTAAATAATGTATATTATGAATATGTATCAATTTAATGAGAAGAATATTTTAGATACTCTTTCGGTTAATAAAGAAGATCCGGAAGAGTGTCTTAAAATAATAGCACAGTTCAAAGAACAGTGTGGAGAACTTACAGAGTTCTTGATAAGACAAGAGAAATTTTTTAAAAACTATAAAAAGAATAAATAATATGGGAGTAGACTGTTACGGCTTAAAGCCTCACAACCCTAATCAATTTGTGAAACCAACAATAAACTGGGATGATGACCCAAGTGAAAGAGAAAGACAGAAGTTCTTTAATGAGACCGAATTGTATGAACAACAAGTAAAAGGATCTTATTTCAGAAATAACTGGTGGTATTGGAGACCTATGTGGGCATATGCAACAGATATAGGTTTAGAACATGGTATAATAACCAAGAAACAAGCAGAGTATGGTCAAGGTAATGACGGTAGTCAGATTAATGGAAAAACTGCTAAGAAATGGGGTGAACTTATACTATGGGATATAGCTGAAGGCAACGTACGAGATCATGAGACAGAGTATAAGATAAAATATGACATGGCAAAAGAGCATAATGATGAGCTCGATAAAGCTATGCAAATACTTCGTGAACTTGTACAAGCAGAAACAGGTGACAAAGATATTGTACCTAATAGCTATCCAAAGAAACATAAGAAATCATGGCAAAAGCTGTGGGATAATAGAGATCATAGAGCAAGCTACCCTTTTAGTGAAGAAAACTTAAAAGAGTTTGCAGAGTTTATGATAGAATCGGGAGGGTTCTCGATATGTTAGGATTATTAACCGGAGGTTTATATTTAATATTAATATACCTCTACTTAAAAGCGGAATAAAATGAGAAAAGTAAGAATATTTTTAACAGTATTAATAACAGGATTATTTTTAGTAAGTTGCGGTTCATCCAGAGATATGTGTAAAAGTAAAAAGAAATACTATAAAGCAAACTCGAAATGTTGGAACGCAAAGAAACAGAAATATACAAGATGTTAATATGAATTATTTAATAACAAATAATAAGAGTCAGGTTGTATACGATAATATGCAATCTATTTCAGTTGATACCGCAATTTCACAGTTAAGAAGCTGTGAGGTTGTGGGTGTTGACACAGAAACTACCGGTTTCAACTGGAATGATAATACATTATTGTTGTTACAGATATCTACGAAAGAAAACAATTACATATTTGATTGTACAAGTGTAGATATATCAATACTGAATAAAATGTTCTTAAGTGATAAGGTTACTAAAATCTTTCACAATGTAAAGTTTGATTACAAGTTTTTACGTGCAAACAATCTTAATACTGAAAATGTATATGATACTATGCTTGCTGATCAAGTTATACACTGTGGTAAGAAGAGTATAAAATACAGTCTTGATGCATTATTAGATAGGTATTTTGAAATATTTATAGATAAAAGCACAAGATCGTCATTTGTTACACACAAACCTGGTAATCCATATACTAAGCAACAACTTAGATATGCATTTACTGATACTGAGTTTTTATTACAAATTGTAGAGAAACAACAAGAATTAATTAACGAATATGATCTAAATGAGGTAGTTAAGCTTGAAAATCAGGCTGCACTTGCCTTTGCAGACATAGAATACAATGGTATTTACCTAAATAAGACTAAGTGGGAAGAAAACTATAACAAAATCAAGATAGATTTAGAACAATCTATGGAAGAACTTGATAATTTTATAGAATTTGACCCTATGTTTGATCGTTTTAAGCTAAAACAAGTACAAACAGACATGTTTCTACCTATGGAAGAGCTTAGAAAGACTGATATGTTATGGAGTTCACCTACACAAGTGTTAAAACTTATGCAGTGTGTTAGTCCAGAACTTGAGAGTGTTAATGGTAAAGTATTATTGATGCATAAAAATATGCACCCTATTGTGTCTAAATATATAAAATATAAGGAACAAGCTAAATTATGTAATGCATATGGCTTGGATTTCTATAAATATCTACATAAGGATGATAAAATACATACATCATTCCAGCAGATATTAAATACAGGTAGAGTTTCGTCAAGAAGCCCTAACATGCAGCAGATCCCTAGTGATAATTCATATAGAAATGCATTTGTACCTGAAAATGGTGAAGATGTATTTGTGTCTTCTGATTTTTCCTCTCAGGAGCTTTGTATTATTGCTTTTGGATCTGGTGATCCTGTATGGTTAAATGCACTAGAAGAAGGTAAAGATTTACATTCTATATGTGCTGAACTTATATTTGGAAATACATGGATAGACGCAGAAGGTAATACTAAAGAACGTAAGAGACTACGTACAGCTGTAAAAGCTATTAATTTTGGTCTAGCTTATGGTATGTCAGAGTTTAAACTATCTGATACTTTAGGAATAACAGTCAAAGAAGCTAAGAAAATGATTAAGAAATACTTTACAGTGTTTCCTGCCATTAAAAAGTTTCTAGACAACCTAGGAGCATTTGGTACAGATAATGGATTTATTAGAACCTTCTCTCCTTATAGACGCATACGATGGTTTGAAGATTGGTCACAAGAAATGGAAGACTTTGCTGCATTAGGCAGTATAGAAAGAGCTTCTAAAAATACACCAATACAAGGCACCGGTGCAGACATGACTAAACTAGCTTTAGTTATGGTGAGAAAGTCCATTAAACAACAGGATTTACCTGTTAAATTGATTATGACAGTGCATGATCAGATTGATACTATATGTAAAAGTGATTTTGCAGAAGAGTGGAGCATAATGCTTAAAGGTATCATGGAAGAAGCCGCACTTAAAATCATTACAAATGGACTACTAAAATCAGATACTAATATTACTAAACAATGGCAAAAATGAGAATAGACTATAAAATTTT